GTGAAACTATTGGTGATAATGATGATTTAGATTACGGTTCACCTTTTACATCTATAATTAGTGCAAATGCTAATGCAGGATTCTCAATAGCCAAATGGACAGGGAATGGTTCTGCAGGTAAAATTCCTCACGGTCTTTCAGCAGTTCCTGAAATGATAATTACAAAAAGATTAACCGGCGCAAGTCCTTGGTACACATATAATGCTTACCTAAACGGAGGAACAAATCCTGCTCATTATTTTATTAATTTAAATACAAATGATGCTGAAACAAGTAATGGTTCATCAGGTGGTAGTTTATTTAATTCAACACCTCCAACATCAACAATATTTAATATTGGAACAAGTTTATCAGGAAGTGGAGATGAATATATAGCTTACTGTTTCCATTCAGTAACAGGATATAGTAAATTTGGAAGTTATACAGGAAATGGGGGTTCAAATTCAATTACTGGGTTAGGATTCCAACCTGACTTTGTTATGATAAAAAGCACAGGGAGTGGTTCTTGGGGAATGTATGATAGCGTAAGAACTGTTTCTATAGGAGATAATGCAGGAACTGCTAATGCAAGACCATACATACTTGCTAATACAAATGGTAAAGAAAATGGTGCAACAAGTGCAAATGTTAATTTAGATTCTAATGGGTTTTCTATGAATACATCATCAGGTGATTTAAATACAAATGGACAAACTTATATATATATGGCAACAAAAATAAATTAAAATGAATGGATTTGAACCAACAATATTAGGAATTAGTGTTTATATAATAACAATAGCAGAGATTAATCAATATTTACAAGGGTTACTTATAATAGCAACGTTGGTTTATACAATAATAAAGATTCATCAGCTATTAAATAAAAAATAATTAACTTTAATAAAAATAAAATTATGAAAAACTTTTTAAATAAAATTTGGAAAGGGTTACAAGAAGCATTCTGGCTTCAAGTACCTTATATGATATATTCAATTGTATGGTTGTTTTTAACTATGTTTTGGGCAACTCAATTCTTTAAATGGTATGTCAAAAATTATATAGGATGAAACTTACAGAAAATTTAACATTAAGCGAAGCTATAAGAAGCGAAACCGCAAAAAGAAAATATATAGATAACACACCTGCAGGAATAGTAGTTGATAATTTAAAACTTACTGCAGAAAAAATATTTCAACCAATAAGAGACCATTTTAAAAAACCAATATATGTATCTAGTATGTATAGATGCGAAAGGTTAAATGGTATAATTGGGGGTGCACCTCATAGTAAACATATCACTGGTCAAGCAATAGATATAGACAACGATGGAACTGATGTATCAAATAAAGATATATTTAACTATATAAAAGATAATCTAGACTTTGATGTGTTAATATGGGAGTTCGGTGATGAATCGCCAAGTTGGGTGCATTGTAGTTATGTTCCTGGATTGAATCGTAAAATAGTTTTAAGAAATTATTTTGACGAGAATAACAATTCAAAAAGTGTAGAATACAAAGAAGTAAAAAATGTCAAAGAAAAAGAAGAAGTTCAAAGAAACGAAACTAGGTCAGTTCCTACTAGGGAAGTCAGGTCTGTTTCAAAACCTAGCCGACACAATACCGGACAAAGGAATTCTAGGAGCTCTAAAGAATCTAATAATATCTGACGAGGGTTTATCTCAACAAGATAAAGATGTGGCGTTAGAGATGCTTAAAATAGAGTTAGCGGAGTTCGAATCAATCACTCGAAGATGGGAAGCTGACGCTATGTCTGATAGTTGGTTAAGTAAAAACGTTCGACCTCTTACTTTAGTTTTTATGGTTTTAGTTTATACAGTAGGTTTCTTTTTAGAATATCAATTAGAATCGATTAATCAAATCGTATTGCTTATCATAGGTGCATATTTCGGTGGTAGAAGTTTTGAAAAAACTCGCAAATTATAATATAAGTATATTTATAATATAAATAATATATTA